ACACCTGGACGTGTAGCAACGGCAGATAATGACATCAACGCTATTAAGAATATGAATATGATTCCTGATGGCTATGCTGTTAACCATTATCTGACCGACACGGATGCGTGGTTCATTAAAACCGATGTTCCTAATGGAATGAAACATTTCGTCAGAACCGCTGTTTCCACTAATATGGAAGGCGATTTTGAAACTGGAAATGTAAGATACAAAGCGAGAGAAAGATATAGCTTCGGCTGGTCTGATTGGCGCGGTATCTTTGGTTCCCCAGGAGCATAGGGCTTAAACGCAAGCGAAATATGGAACCTGTGATGCGGGGGTTTCTTACTCAACCCGCATCAAACTTTCTAGGGTAAACTTACCTATCGACTGACCTAGCAGACTAAGCCAAAGACGATAGGCTTTTTTCGGGAGAAAAAATTATGGCAAATACAACTTTTAATGGTCCAGTCAGATCGGAAAATGGTTTTGAACAAATCAGTATTACGTCTGGCACAGGGGCTGTAACAACAAATCTGGATATTGACACCAGTGGTAATATTACCACTACGGGCTATGTTTCTGCTTATTCTAATGTCAGCAGCATTACATCTGCTACCAAATCAGTAGAATCAACCGATTCAGGCACAGTTTTTACTCTGAATAGAGCAGCAGG